CTCAAATAAAACCGTCTCCAGAATTGGCATTTTAGGTAAATGAGGCTTGTTTTTCATGGCCAAAGGACGAAAAAACCAGGCTACATCGATCAAGCTCGCCAAGGGTGCTTTCGACAAGCATCCAGAGCGACGCAACCACAACGAACCTACACCGCAGCTAGGTGAGCCAACCATTCCCGATATCGTCGAACAGGATCCAGCGGCGAAGGCTCGATGGATTTGGGTTTGCGAGCAATTGCAATCGATGAATCTTCTCCACGTTACCGATCAAGGCCTAATTGCCGGTTACTGTCTTGATTACTCGATGATGCTTTCGCTTTGGGAATCGATCAAGGGCGGTCGAGTCTCTGACATGACGGAGCGAGGGGGTATCACAACCAAACCAGAGGCCAATCAGTTCCATAAATTCGCCGATAGGATCCTTAAACGCGAGGCGGAATTAGGCTTAACGCCATCGGCCAGGACACGATTGCGAGCTCCACAAAAAGACGAGGAGGATCCATTCCAAGAGTGGCTAGCGAGGGCGAGCGGTTGATAGCAAACGGCACGAGCCAACGAGTCGAAGAATACTGCAATGCGATTGAAAGCGGCGAGATTGTTGCTTGCGATCGCGTTAAGGATGCGGTACGCAGATACCGAATCGACTTGGAGCATCAACGCAGCGACGAATTCCCTTACTACTTCGACGCGAAACAGGCTGAGCTAGTTTGCGATTTCTTCCCGCTCGTCTTGCGTCATTCTGTCGGCGAATTCGCCGGTAAACCTTTGATCCTCGAGGATTGGCAGCTATTCGGGCTCTGGAATATCTTCGGATGGAAACGGATTGAGGACGGATCTAGGCGATTTCGTAAAGTCTACTGGTCGATGGCTCGCAAGAATGGCAAGTCAACTCTTGTTGCAGGCTTGTGTCACTTTCTTGCAATGGCTGATATCGATCCTAAGACCCGCAAGCCGGAAGCGGTCGGACAGATCCTTTTGACAGCGACAAAGAAAGAACAAGCAAACGTAGTCTATAGCGAATGCCAACGGATGGTCGATCAGTCTCAACCGCTTCAAAAGTATACCGACATCAAGAATGAGACGATCACATTCAAGCATAACCTAAGTTACATTCGCAAGGTATCGAGCGAAAAACCGTTTGACGGCCTCAATCCTCATTGCGTTGTCATGGATGAGTTACACGCATGGGGCGAGTACCATCGGAAGTTTTACGATACGATGGTTACTGGCTCGGCGGCTCGTTCGCAACCGCTTCACTTGATTATCACAACAGCCGGTGCGGACGATTCGCACTTGTGGCTAGAAGAATACAATTACGCGGTGAATGTCGTCTCGGGCATCCATTCAGATAACACGCTATTTGCATTGATCTATGAGATTGACCAACAAGACGATCCAGGCGAAGAATCGAATTGGATTAAGAGCAATCCAAACTTGGGAGTGTCGGTTAAGCTTGACTATTTGCGAGAGCGATGGAACGAGAGCAAAGCAACTGCATTAGGTCGAAATCGGTTCAAGCGGTTTCATGGAAATTGTATTGTTTCATCGACGGAAAAAGCATTTGACCTTGCGGCTTTTGATCGATGCGTTGGCGTTCATTCGGATTGGAAAGATGCTGACGGTCTCGGTGCAGGCGTTGACCTTGGATCGCGTGATGACTTGGCGGCATACGCTGTTTGTGCCAGGTTTCCGGTCAGCGTTGACGATAAAGGAAAGGTCATTTATCGCTATGAGGTCAAAACTCGGGCGTTTATTGCTGCGGATTCAAAGCGCGACTTGTCGGCGATGCCTTTTGCAGGCTTCATTCACTCGGAAGAATTGTTTAAGTGTGCTTACCCGATTGAGGATCTCACCGAGTCGCTCATTGAGGAACTTGAGGCCTTTGAAATTGATACGGTTGCATACGATCCATACAACGGACAGCAACTAGGCGAAAAGCTTAGCAAGGGCGGAGCAACAGCGGCAAGGATGGCTCAGAACCCAGCAAACTTTAACGAAGCCATTCGAGATTTCATTCAATTGATGCGAGACGGTAGGCTTGTTTTTCAAGAGTCAAAATTGCTTCGATGGTGCGCGAATAATGCGATGATATCGAAAGACCGGCAAGATAGATGGATGTTTGACAAGGCTAAATCGAAAGACAAGATTGACCCAATTGTGGCGGCGGTTATGGCATACAGGATTGCAAGTTTGCAACCTGAGAAACCATCTGGTAAACTTTACGTCAAGTAGGAGCAACAGGGATGAGCTTAGTTAGCGTGTTTGCTAGATGGATGGGCATTGACGACGACTTTTTTTCAAGCGGTCGCAAGGTCGGTTTGCGCGATGCACTTGGAGTCCCTCCTGCGTGGTATGCTCACAACAAGCTTACAGGTGACTTCGGGCGGTTGCCGATTGACGTTAAGCGAAAGGTCGGCGAAGGATCGATCAACGATATCAAGCATGACGGCTACTACCTTTTGCGAGAGCAACCGAACAAGATTCAGGCTCCAACGACGTTCAAAGAACAGATCCTTAGTCATGCGTTGATGAAGGGCAACGGTCGAGCAGCTATCATCCGAACGAGCCGCGGTATTTCCGAGCTTATCCCGATGATGCCGGATTCGACTTGGACGATCATCTACGAGGGCGAAAAGTATCATATTACCAAGCCGGAAAACCAGAGCAAAAGGGATCTTTTCGACACGTTTGATACTGACGAAAACGGATACTTGATCTTCCACGATAGCGACGTTTTGCATTTGACCGGGTTTAGTTGGGATGGCGTCGAAGGTCTTGGATTGCTTGACATCGCCAACGCAACATTTGCGACGGGTTACGAGGAAACGAGGTTTAAGCTTAACCAACTACGTCAAGGATTTCGCGGCAAGTTGTTTCTTGAGGCACCTCCGGCAGCATTCCGCAAAGCAGAGGATGCTAAAGAGTTCATCGACGACTTCAATAAGATCGAAGCGGGCTCGGAGAATTCAGCCAAAGCTGGCTTATTGCGTGAAGGCATCAAGGCTAACGCTGTCTCGATGAACAACAATGACGCACAGTTTGCAGCATTGCAAAAGCTTACACGGCAAGAGGTGGGAATGCTCTTTGGGCTCGAAGGGATGCCAGGTGATGGCGATTCGGTCAGCTACAACAGCCTTGAGCAAAAGCAGCTTGCCTACCTTCAATGTCTCGATCATTGGTTGGTCAAGTTCGAGGAGCAATGCGACATCAAACTACGCACTCCAAGAGAGCGACGATCGGGCGAAGTGTATTTCAAATTCAATGCGGCGGCTCTTTACCGTACCGACTTGCGAACGACGATGGAGAGCTTCAGCAAGGCCATTGCATCGCGGATCATGAATCCAAACGAATGCCGGGCCAAACTTGATCTTAATCCATATGAAGGCGGCGATGAGTTTATCAACCCGGCGATCAGTACTCCAGCGGGCAAACAGTCCGAAGATGAGGTCAAAGACAGCCTAGAGGATCAGCAAGAGGACGAGCAAGAAGATTCGCAAGATTCTCGAAATGATCGAGCCGTTGAGCAAATGCTTCGCGATCTGATTAAGACCGAAGGCAATAACGCCATCAACGCATCCAAAAAAGCTCAGTTTGTCGCTTGGATCGGAAAGAACTATCCGAAGTGGCAAAACAAGCTTGCCGACAAAATCGAAGCGATCGGGCTTGATCGAGATTTGGCTAGGATCCATTGCGAGAAATCTACCGAAATACTCGCTGGATTGGCTGCGAAACATGGTGGAAACAGCCTACAAAAGGCGGTCGAAACTGAGGTTAAATCGTGGGAAAACAGGGTTTTTGACCTGAAAGGGGCTCAAAAATGATTGAAGTACGCGCGGAAACAAACGAAATCCTTTTAAGTGGTATAGTCGGCGATGGATGGGACGAAAACCCTATCACTCAAAAGGGCGTTGCTGAAGCTCTGAAATCGTTCGGGTCAAGCCCGGTAACGGTTCACATAAACAGTCCAGGCGGTTTCGCTGATGAGGGCATTGCGATCTACAACACGCTCAAAAAGCATTCTGGCGAAGTCACGACCGTCAACGACAGCCTTGCAGCGTCGGCGGCTAGCGTGATTTTCCTTGCTGGTCAGAATCGATTGATGGCCGATGGGTCAAGGGTGATGATTCATCGAGCAATGTCCTTTGCGATGGGCAATCAAGACGATTTCGCCAAAGCGATCGCTGCGTTAAAAGCTTACGATGCTTCGCTCGTTGATATTTACAACAGGCACATGGTTGAAGACCCAGCAGAGATAGAGCGATTGATGGCGGCTGAGACTTGGTACAACGTCGATGAGGCTATATCGTCAGGATTGGCCACTGGACGCGCCGACAACGGCAAAAAGTACAAAAAGCCAAAGAACGCTTTCGACTCGGCAGCGGCTTTGCTAGCTCGTCAAAAGATGGCTCAATACGCTCAGCACTTGACAACGGGCAAGCGATAGCGTAAAGTGATTTCCGGCTGGCCAGAAGTGCCAACCACTCTGCAACTAATTAGCGGCAGTGACACACGGTTCAAAACGATTCAGTTTCCCGTGGCAGTCATGCCGCTATCTTGGTTTAACGACTGCCACACAACCCACAAAGGGCAGTCAGAATGAAAAGCGCAAAAGCGTTAGGCGAAGAAATCCAAGCCTTGCAAGCCAAGGTTCAAGCGATCCAAGCGGTCGCAACTCAAGAAAGTCGCGAATTGCTCGAAGATGAGCAAACCGAGATCGATTCGATCCTCGGAACCGAAGGCAAGCCGGGTCAGATCGAGAACCTCTCGAAGCAGCGAGAGCGAGCGATGAAGATCGAGCAAGCGGTCAGCAACACGGTTCGCCAAGTGGTTGACAATCAACCTTCGGCGGGCGGCAATTTTAAGATCCCGGCAAAAGCCAAAGCGGTTCGACAGCTCAAAGCTTTTAAGGGGCCTGATGCCGAGCGTGACGCTTATGCTTCGGGCCAGTTCATCAATGCCGTTCTTGGAAGCGACAAATCGAAGCAATGGTGTCGAGATCATGGCGTTCTCAACGCAATGGGCGAAAACAACGATCTCAACGGCGGTGCTTTGGTTCCTGTCCAGTTTGAGAACAGTGTTATCAGCCTGCTCGAAGAATACGGCGTGTTTGCTCGGTACGCTCGCAACTACCCGATGACCTCGGATAGCGCAACCTTGCCTCGTCGCGTCGGTGGTTTGACCGCTTACGCAGTCGGTGAGAATGCCGAGATCACTAGCTCGGATGCCAGCGTCAATCAAGTCAATTTGACGGCTCGCAAGTTTGCCACCTTGACCAAGGTATCGAGCGAATTGAGCGAAGATGCTGCGATTGCTCTTGCTGACATGCTTGCAACTGAAATTGCCTACGCTCATGCGGTCAAGCAAGACTCTTGCGGATTCCTTGGTGACGGTTTGCCAACTTACGGCAACATCGTAGGGCTTGCGAATGTCCTTGCTGCTGGTTCGGTGGCTACTGCTGCTGGTGGTCAAAACACGGCTGCAGGCTTGACCATCGCTGTGTTCCAAGATGCTGTCAGCAAGCTGCCTCAGTATCCTGGAATCCGTCCAGTTTGGTTTTGCCATTCGGCGGTCTACTGGAATGTTTTGGCTCGACTACAGTTTGCAGCCGGTGGGAACACCGTGATGGATCTTGCAGGGGCCCCAGCGCAGCAATTCATGGGTTACCCAGTTGTGTTCTCGCAAACGCTGCCAAGTTCGATTAGCGGCTCGACCAAGTTTGCTTACTTCGGCGATCTTGGGTTGGCTTGCACGATGGGTATGCGTCGAAGCTTAACCATCAAGTCCGATGCGTCGCGATATGTTGACTTCGATCAAATCGGAGTGTTCAGCAACATTCGATATGACATCAACATTCATGAGATTGGAACGGCTAGCGTTGCTGGGCCAATCGTTCAACTCAAGGCCGCTGCCTAATTCACAACCAACAAAGGAAAGTAGGTGATACATGAACGCACTTCAGCATACTAAATGGGTCGCGGCAATTAAGCCAGGTGCATTGCTCGACAATGCAACCGCAACGGCTACTGTCGTTGATACTCGCAATTGGGACTTCGTTACCATCGCTGTGACGCTCGGAGCAACTGACATTGCGATGAGTGCATTGAAGGTGCAAGCTTCCGACGCGTCGGGTGGAACATACGCTGACATTACCGGAGCGACATTCGACGGCGGGTCGGGTCTTGGCGGTGCTACCTTGGCACTCCCAAGTGCAACCGATGATGGCCAGGTCTGCTTGTTCCACATCGACATGCGAGGGAAGAATCCATTCCTCAAGGTTGTTGCAACCTTTGGCGATGGCACTTCCGGCGGTTACGTCTCGGCTGTTGCTTGCCTGAGTCGAGGCAAGATTCCGCCAAGCGTTTCTTCGGATGTTGCAGACGGTGACGTTTGCATTGTGGTCTAGTCTATGGACTTGATCCTTTTGAAAGATTGGAATGGCCTGCCAGTCGGTTTTCGGCTGGTGGGCGTTCAAGCCGGGCAAGCGGAAATAATGATCCAGCGAGGTTTCGCAAGTGCGATTGATAGCGGAAGTAGTGACAAAGCCGACAGCCGAGCCGGTGACGCTCAGCGAGGCCAAAAAACAACTCGAAATCGCATCAAGCGACACTAGCCACGATACGCACCTATCAGCATTGATCGGAGCGGCTAGGGAGCAGTGGGAGCACGATACCGACAGCGTGACTTGTTTCCAGACGCTTCGTTTGCGAGTCGCTTCAATCTCCGACGGGTTTAAGTTGCTCAAGAGCCCGATTCATTCGATAACCTCGATTCAATATTTCGACGGTAACAACACGCTACAGACCTGGGCATCGACTCAATACCAATTGCATGTCGATCAAATCAGGCTTGCCTACTTGGTGACCTTGCCAGTTGCGGCTAGTCGTTGGGACGCTTGGCAAGTAACCTACAAGGCAGGACACTCGCAAGACGGGCAAAGCGTGCCTGAGGCAGCTAGGGCGGCGATCCTGATGCTGGTTGCTCATTACTTTGAAAATCGCGATATGGTTATGTCCGATGCTCTGCAGACGATGCGACCTTATGAGATGCTCGTCCGCCGATTTATGAGGGCATCATATCCATGAGCGGATCGGGACGACCATCAAGACATCGAGTCGGAGCGATGCGACATCGTTGCACGATTCAGCAATCTACAGAGACGCAAGACGCAAGCGGTCAACCTGTTGTCAGTTGGTCTAATTACGTCGTTAACGAGCCGTGCGAATGGAACCCAACATCGGGCATCGAGAACATGCGAGGCCGTCAACTTGAGGCAGGGACTAGGGCGGTTTTCGTGGTTCGATACCGATCGGGCTACAATACTCAAATGAGCATCCTTTTCGATGGCGAGCGGTACGGAATTACAGCCATCAATCGCGTCGATGGACTTCGGAAATACCTAGAAATCATTTGCTCGGCGGTGCTGTAATGGGAACAACCATTGAAATCGATCAAGCCTTGATTAAAGCGGTCGATGCGATCCCTCTAACGCTTCGCAATGGGCCTCTGGGCAAGTGTCTCGGGGCGTTTGGCGAAACGATTGCAAGAGCCTGCAAATCGCAAGCTAGGAGTTCTCGGGGCGGTAGTCGGCTCAAGTGGTCGAAGAAGTACAAAAACAATCCAGCATTTCAAAATGATTCGCGGGATCACTTTGGACACAAGGTCATGCGAAACGGTTTGGCTGTTTATGTTGGTGCGACTTATCCAAAGGGAAACAAGCAGCAATTCGTAATGCCTATTAATCGCGGAACGAGTTACCAAAGGAATCTATGGGGCAAGCCAGGGCAATCGATCCCAAGGGTCAGCAGGAAAGGCAAAGCCTACACAATGACGGTCGGAACCAAGCCACAAACAGCGGATTTTCCAATTCAGGATCGAGCAACCACTAAGGCTTTCGATATTACAAAATCACAAGCTGCACAAGCTTTTATGAACGAACTGCAAAAGCAAATCAAGGAGCTTCGCCTTGGCTAGAAATCTACAACTCACATCGAAAGTAACCATTGCATCCAGCGGAACCGTTTCAAGTTCATTGACGCTCGAAGGCGGTCGGACGGTGTTTGCACTTAGAACGCCAACCGCGTTGACAGGGACGACGTTTACCTTTCAAGCTTCCGATGACGCAAACAACTTCTACGCACTTTACAACGGATCGACCGAGTACAGCGTAACGGTTGCAGCATCGCGGTTCGTGGCACTCAATACCGAAGTCATGGCCGGTGTGCGATACCTGAAGGTGGTCAGCAATTCGGCTGAGGCTGCATCTCGGGACATCATCGTAATCAACGGGGAGTTGTAATGTCGGCGATCGGCGAAGCATTGCGAACAAAGCTACTGAGTTACAACGCGGTATCAACGCTTGTTGGTCAGCGTATGTATCCCGATGCACTCGTCCAAAATGCTCAATTGCCTGCCATTGTTTACTATGTGACATCAACTGAACGAGATCACGCCATCGACGGTGTAACCAAATCGGCTCATGCCAGGGTTACCTTTGATTGCTACGCAACTACTCGGCGGGTCGCAAGCTCAATAAGCAAAGCGATTCGCGAAACAGGAATAGATTTTTTTCGCGGGACTGTTGACGGTTACTCATTTGCAGGAATCGATTTTGACAGTGCCGACGAATACCTAAACGACACTCCAACCGATGGAAACCAAGAGCATCGGTATTTGGTTAGCTTCGATCTCTTGGTTCACTACGGGGAGCCCTAGACATGGCTGCATTGACTGTACCGACTACTGGACTTGGAGCGACAATTTCCGGCACTGGCTTGATTACTACCAAGCTAAAGCGAATTGGCGAAATGACTATCAGCGTCGATCAACTCGACATTACCGACTTGGCAGCGAGTGGTTTTGAATTGCTTCGCCCTTCGGATCTTCGCAAGAATCCCGAAGTTGAAGTGGAGTTCTATTGGCTCGGATCTACGATCCCTTTTACCACAGCGATGATTCCATCGTCTGAGCCTTACGCTGGTATCTCGGTCACGATCACATTGCCCGGTGCTGGCTCGTTTCAGGGGACTGCTTTTGTCAAGTCGGTCAAAACTCCGACGCTCGAAAAGGGCACCATCATGACAGGAAGCTACACGCTCCAGTTTGACGGTGCAACTGATATCACTTTCACGGCTGCTTAATAGGAGCGAGCATGTTTAATTTGGTGCGACAACAAGGATATTCGGTTGACGGTCGATTGAAAGACCTCAACCAATTTCAAATTGGTGTTAATGGTGTTTTGGTGGGCTATCTGCCTTTCGGCAAGGTGGCTCAGATTCAAGCCTTGTTTCAGTTTCCGCATGATTCGTTGACCGACGACGAACTGACATCCATTGCTTTACAAGCCGAACAGGTGCAGGGCTATCCGGTCGAAGTTCAACGGCCAGAACAGCACTCTCGCAAGTTCTACGAGGATGCATTGGAAGCGATCGCCAAGGAGGAATCGGAAGATGAGTAATCTTGAAGATGAATTCTTTGCATTGGTCGAAAGGCCACTAAATACCAAGCCGGTGCTAGTCAACGGCAAAGAGTATGTCTTGTATGAGCTTTCCGAAGGCGATGCGGCTGAAATGGAAGTCGCGATGCAAGACAAAAAAGGTAAATACGAATGGTCTCGCCATCGTCGAGTTCTCGTTTCGTATTGCTTGCGAGACAAAGAAGGTAATCGCGTTATTAGCGATCCCGACAGGCTCAAGAGCGTACCAAATCAGATCGTCGGCAAGCTTTATGAGGATTGCCTTGCGTTGTCCTCATACGACGCCAAGGAGATTGAGGACTTGGTAAAAAAATCCGATCCAGCCCAAGGCTAAAGGTTGCCTTTCGGCTGGCGTTGGCTTTCGGCATTGCGGATCCGCTCCGGTGGGTTCGCTCGATGCCTGCGGGACAGCTTAATCAGTGGGTCGCTTGGGACAAGGTGGAGCCAATGGGAGAAGCTTGGTTACAGACAGCGACATTGGCACACGCAACGCACTTGGATCTATTTGTTCGGGCCGGGAAGGATTGTCCAGAGATCGAGGAATTCATGCCTGCTAGGTACGCTCGCAAAAAAGTCAGCCTAAAGTCAATCTTGATGGATGGCATGGACACTGCAAAAGAGATGGCTGGACAGGTCAAGGCGATGTTTGGTTTCGGAGGTAAGTAAATGGCTCAAACGATCAACATTGCAAACATCAAGATCGGCATGGATGTTGACGAGCTCAAGAAAGGGGGCATGTTTACGCGCGGTGAGTTGGCATCGATTACAAGGCTTGCCAAGGAATCTATCGATCCGTTTGATCGGTATGCAACGGAGATGGAGAAACTCCAGCGAGCCTACAATGCAGGCGGCTTAAGTGCTGAACGCTTCGCGGCAATCCAAGACACTCTTTCCAAAAAACTTGGCGTATCAATTCCGGCTCAAAACGTCGCGACATATTCGCAAGCGATCGAACAACTACGCATCAAGGTTGCAAACGGGTCGATGACGACCGACGAATTCAAACGAGTGCAAGCAAACTTGCAGGCTCAACTAGGGCAGACTACCAGAGCCGTCAACGAGCAAAAGACTGCAATCAGTAACCAGCAATCCGCAATCAGTTCAATCAAGAACCTAGCGATGACTTACGCTGGTCTAAGTGCGGCAGTTTCGGCGGTCAAAACATCGGTCAAGCTTGCTGCGGAAATGGAGCAAACCAAGGTAGCTTTCGGAGTCATGACAGGCTCGGCGGCTCAAGCGACCAAGCTACTCAATGATTTTAAAGCACTCGACATTGAAAGCCCGATTAACTTTGCGGACTTCTCAAGAGCCGGGAAAACTATGCTTCAATTCGGCGTTCAAGCCGACGCACTTAGACCGACGCTTAGTAGGCTTGCGGCGATCTCTCTTGGTAATGCCGAGCAGTTTCAATCGTTGGCATTGGCTTTCGGTCAAGTGCAAGCCAACGGTCGGCTAATGGGTCAAGAAGTCTTGCAGATGGTAAACGCTGGTTTCAATCCTTTGCAGGAAATCAGCCGGACGACCGGCGTTAGCATGATCGAGCTCAAGAAGCGAATGGAGGACGGTGCGATTAGTGCTCAAATGGTGGCAAAAGCATTTGAGACAGCGACAAGCGAAGGCGGTCGATTCTACGGCATGAATCAGCAACTCGAAGGCACGATGTCAGGTCAGTTTGCAAAGCTTGAATCCGAAATCAAAGCGGCATCGATCGCACTTGGTACGGCGTTGATCCCGCTCGTTCAACAGCTAACCGGATTGCTCAAAGATGTTGCATCGAGTGCGACATCCAACGAAAAGACTGTCGGCGGTTACTTCATGTTTTTGGCTGAAAAAGCATCGACTGGATTCGCGGCGATGACTAGCGGACTTAGGAACATGACCGCCGAAACGATGCTTTCTAGCATGAGCGTTACAGGCATGGTAAGCAATCTGCTTTCAGGTCGTCGAGGTGCGTTGGATGACTTTTTAGATTCGCTCGACGATCAGGAGGAAGCAGAACTTGACGCAGCAGCAGCATCGATCAGAGCCGAAGCGATGAAAGCAGAAGCAAAGACCAAAGCCAATGCGGAAGCAATCGCGATGGCCGAAGCAGCGGCGAAGCGTGCTAGCGACGAAAAGGCTCGACTGTCAGAGCTTGAAAAGTCTACAACGCTTTACAAGGAGACTGGCAAGGCTATGTGGGATCTTCGCGAAGAATTCGACAAGCTAACGCTAGGCGAACAGGCCGCACTTGAAGCGAAACAAAAGCGAGCCGGTTGGATGGATCAAGACATTGAGCGTTACAGACTGTTTAAGAATCGCGTTGACGAGGCTCGCAAGGCTCAAGAATTGGAAGCGGACGCGGCGAAGCTTAAAGAGGAAATGACAAGCCCTCAAGAAAAGCTACAGAAGGAATTGCAGCGTCTTGAAGCAATGAAGGCACTTGGGCCAGATAAAGGCATCAATCAGCAACAGTTTGACGCTCTGTCAATGCGAGCCGCTGAAAGATTCCAGTCCAAGGATGATATCGCTAAAGATATCGCTCCTGCGCTCAAGGCAGGCACCAAAGAGGCGTTTCAGTTCGTCCAGCGTGAAAACCTTCAGGCCAAAGAAAAAGCAGAGCAAAAGAAGATGCAAGAGCAATTGCTGGCCGAAGCCAAAAAAGCAAACGAACTTGCTGCGAATGCTCCACGTTTAGCACTTGCGAGGTAACACATGGCAAATGAATTAGTGGGTGCAGAACTTCGCAAAGGATCCGGTTTTTGTCGCAAGGGTCAAGGCTTTCAACTGATCTTTGGTGAGACTTGGAACTATAGGGTAAAGACCGATCAGGTTACCAGCAATCGCTTCGATGTGCTTTACAACACTCCTGGCCTACCTCGGGCCGGATTGCTTTACGGGCAACTGAATCTTGTTTGCGATGAGGTGTCATGCGAGCGAGAAGAAAAACACGCTCTGTACTGGAATGTTACGGCTCGATTCCAAACAGGCTCGGAAGAACAAAAGCAGAACCAAGAGCAAAATCCAGATCCTGCGACATGGATACCAGTCTTTCGGATCGATTCGTTTACCACCAAAGAAAAGATTCTTAGCAAGGATCGAAGCAATCCGGCTAAATACCCGGTCAACAGTGCCAAGACTCCATTCGATACGCCACTGACCCAAACCAGTTCGCTTTGTCAATTCTCGTTCGTTCAGTTCGAGGATGCAGGGCTTAAGCTAAAAGACTTCTTGGATCGAAACGACACGGTTAACCAATCTAGCTTCGACGCTATGGGCCAGGTGTTTTCGGCTCGCACATTGCTACTGGAAGTGCAAGAGGCTGAATTAGGATCCTACGCTGGCTACTCTGCTTGGAGGGTTAAGTACAAGGTAACCTACGATCCAGACACACATGATGAGGTGCGAGCCGACATTGGGCCGTTTTATCTCGATGGTGGCAACCGCAAGCGATACATGGACGACACCAATACATTCCCGATGGTGGGGCCTCTAAACGGCTCGGGGGCCAAAGCAACTGATCCGGCTGAATTGTCGTTTCGGGTCAAAAAAGAAATCAATTTCTCATCGTTCATCAGGACGTCCTAGAATGGCCAATGAGACGCTTTACGCTTTCAACGAGTCAGACAGCCAAGCTTTGCTTCAAGGCATCGGAGCGAAGGCCTCAGGCGGTCAGAATGGGAGCGATCATGTTTCTACGGCGGATACTGTTCTGGCCTTTGCGACTAGCAATCTGACTGCAAGGGTCGGCAATACGCTCGGCACAGGGACAGCTAAGGCTAAGCAGATTTCATCGACTGCGGTGCTAAGCGATCTTTTCGATATCAACGTGGTAAATCCTGCGGCATCGGTAATCGTCAGCGGTTCGGTGCTGATGTGTTTTCGTGTTGGGGCTCGTTGGGTCGCTGTGGAGATTTGTTAAATGAGTTGCTTCGGTAAGTGTGGTTGCGGTTGCTGTCTTGATCTTGAGGACATGCCATACACTTCGGTCTCGTTGATTTCACCAGTTGAAGATTGCGAAGGCGGTGGAGGTAATCCTGGCGGCGGTGTTGGTGCTGGTGTTGGCGAAGGTGAAGGCGATCCAGAGCCACCATCGGCTAGTTTTTCGCAAGGTACTTGCTGCTTTATTGCCGACTTCAATTTGTCATGCCAACCATACTCCGAATACTGCGGATTATGGGCATCGCAGCATATCGAGTACGGATACGCAATCGACACCTACAAGCAAAAAGTGAGTTACCGTGAAACCTCAGGGGCTCACGATTGCCCTTGCATCAAGGTGCAAACAGAACGCATCGACGTTGACCGAACAGACAAGATTTACTGGGTTGGTCGGAATAAGCTTGTAGGGCTCCGAGTGCATGTTGGCAAAGTAAACGTTACTTGCACAGGACAAGAGCAAGCTTGCAAGTTCTATGTTGCAGTAACCTACGTTTTCGAAACTTGCGACTACGCACTTCTTTGGAGTGGCGGCGTTTCGCAGTGGTCAGAGTTTACCAATTCAAGACAATGCACAGGCCACTACAAGGACGGCTCTTGTAGCTTTACGTCGAGCTTTAGCGAATCGTCAACGGTGAACAATTGCACCGATCTTTTGGCTCAAGATCCTTGGGGATTTTGTAATGCACTTGATCGGATCTACATCAGCAGAATCAAGCTTTATGACACGCTACCTACTGGACAGGTCACAATCACAAATGCGGATCTACCGCCGGTCTCTTGTTGCGGTGGTTCAACTGGTTGCACTGTCTCGGGTAGCCCTTGTGGTCTATCGCTGATTTCAAATTGCGTTGGAAATCTTCCGACGTATGACGGGCCGCCGATGGATTACTTTTGCCAGCAAAGCGGGGCTAACTACCCAGGGCCGCCACCTTACCCAGACAATTGCAGCATTACGATTGGTTGCCCAACGATAAAGCCAAAAGAACAGTTCGATGGAGGTTGCGAAGGGTATGTTTTTCATGAGCAATCAGGTTGTTATCGTCGAGAGTATATTGGACTTCAAACGTATCCAGGTTTTGACGAGTTGGTTTGCGGTTATTGCGAAACCGAATTAGGAAAGGTTTATTACGTCGTGGCTGCTGGTGTTGCGTTTCCATGCGGGCAAGATCTTTGCTTGACTGGAGAGTGTTGCATTGACCTTACGCTGCAGACAGTCGAGCCATGCCAAGAGTTTGTAGACTTAGGGGTAAGCGCGTTATGCCAAGTAGATATCTACGATTACACTTGCCAAATCGATCCAGTTCAAACATACGAAACGGGTGCGTTCTGCTACAACTTACCCTCGGTCACGATTGAACTAACATGATCGAGCGAAATACTAGGTTCATTTACCCAAGCGAAGCACCAAGGCCACCAAGCAGGCTCGACCATTTTTCGTATGAGCAAAGACCGATTGTTAATCCCTGGATCGCTTTGCATGATGGCACAGTATTTGACGCAAAGAGCCTTGCCGATTGGGAATTGTTAATCCCTCAATACGGATGCCAGTGCAAGGCGTTCTATCGGGCATGGAAAGCCGACAACGCTCCTGACTTCTCAAGCCCCGAAGCTTTTTTCGCTTGGGGCGTTGCACTTCACAACGCAGTCAACGCGAAGCTTGGCAAGCCACAAATCACGCTAGAGAAAGCCTATTCAATTTGGAGGATGAACGATGGGTTGGAGCATAAAGAAACTACAGCGGAACGTAGTTGAAATCACAATCGATCTGTCCCGCAACAAAGATTGGGAGCAATGGGTATTGCTTCGATCGGATGTTCATCATGACAACCCAAAGTGCGACCAAGAGCTTGAAAAGCATCACTTGCAAGAGGCCGTCGAGTACGATGCTCCGATCATCGATAACGGCGATCTTTTCTGCGCGATGCAGGGCAAGTGGGACAAGCGAGCCGACAAGAATGCTTTGCGGGAAGAACATCGAGGAGGCAACTACTTCGATCTACTCGTTGAAACAGCGGCAGAGTTCTACCGACCTTTTGGGGCTCAATTCGCGGTGCTTGGCAAGGGCAATCATGAGACAGCGGTGACTAAGGCACATGAGACCGACTTGACCGACAGGCTGGCCTCTAGGATGCGTGCACACGGGTCGAAAGTAGAATCGAGCGGCTACGGTGGGTTCGTCCTGTTCCGCTTTAACGATGCCAATCAAAAGCATCTAGGCAAGAGCGCGAAAGACTCCAAAGTGCTTTACCACTTCCACGGGACAGGCGGAGGCGGGCCAGTTACGCGCGGTGTAATTCAGACGAATCGAATGGCCGTTTGGAGTCCCGATGCTGACATCGTTCTATCGGGTCATACTCACGACGAATGGACTGTAACGATACCGAGAATGCGAATTTCTTCGCATGGCGTTGTGTTCCATGATGAGCAATTGCACATCCGTCCGCCTGGATACAAAGATGCTTGGGCTGACTCCGATCATGGTTTCGAAACCGAGAAGATGCTCGGGCCTAAGTCGCTCGGATCTGCTTGGCTTCAGTTCACATGGTGCTCTCGTCGCGGGCGGGTAATGGTAGATACGAAGAGGGCGAAATAATGGATAACTTCGCTACCCTTCGCGATGCACTCAAGCAAGCCAACCCAACGATCACGGTATCGGTACGTCGTTGCAAGATGACCGAAAAGCTGCTTGGCGATTGCCTTAGGATGGATGGCTATTTCCGCATTCGCATCAATGCCGGTCGTCCCGAGCAAGTCCAACTAGATACGCTTGTTCACGAATTCGCTCACGCCATCGCCTATCTTGAATGGGAAAACACCGGAGAACATGGGCCGATTT